AACGTGGTATCGGGAAAAGAGCATGCCGGATGTCTTGTGATCCTCCAAGCCTTCATCCGGCGGTGTATCCTTTTCTTCCTCGTCCGGATCAGGCTCTGCCGTCTTCCCGTAGAGAGAATTTCGCTCGGTGACCGCATCGGCAAAGTGAAGCTCGACCGCTTTACCGGCATCCATCCAAGTCTCTTCATCCATGAGCTTACTGAGCTTGTTTCTGGAAAGGCCGGTCTTCACCTGGTAGGCATTGATGATGGAATTCTTCACTTCATCGAGCATCTCGATAGCCTTCTGCATCTCTGCGGAGTTTCCCATCGCAACCGTCGAAGGATTATGGATCATGATCATGGATACCGGACTGACAAGCACCGTATCGCCTGCCATCGCAATGACCGAGGCGGCGGATGCTGCAAGACCGTCAATCTTGATCGTGACCTTCCCTGAATAGTCGCGGAGCATGTTGTAAATCTGCGCCGCTGCAAAACAGTCGCCGCCCGGCGAATTGATCCAGACGGTGATATCTCCTGTTCCTTCCGAAAGGTCCGATTTGAAAAGAGCCGGCGTGACATCATCGTCAAACCAGCTCTCTTCCGCAATCGTCCCGTCAAGGAACAGTGTTCTTTCTTCAGTTGTCTCTTCTGGATTTTCTGAATCGGGCAGCCTGTTTCTTACCCATCTCCAGAACTTCTTCTGCGTCTTCATCTGTGTCCTCCTTTTCATCTGGACTGTTTGTGTATGCGCTTCCCGCGTCGGCAAGCTTGACGACGTTACCGTTTAAGATATGGATGTTGCCGCCTTCCTCATCGGAAAGCAGATCCATGTTTTCCAGGCTTCTTACATCGTTGACCGACATGATGCCGTTCTGGATCCCGGTCGCATAGCCGCTCATACGGCTGGCGTAATCGCCGCGAAGAAGTCCGTCCACGTTAAAGCGGATAAAGTACCGGTTCTTCTCCTCCGGAAGAAGCAGCGCTCTCTGCATTGACTGCTCCCAGCGGGAAAGCCACGGCTCCAGCGTATAGGTTACGAACTCCAGAGACTGCTCTTCGATGTTGGAGAAAGTCGCATGCTCCAGGTCGCCGATCATGTGCGGCGGAATACGGAAGATCCTCGCGATCTCATCAAGCTGGAACTTTCTCGTCTCCAGAAACTGTGCCTGTTCCGGCGAGATGGAAATCGGCGTATAGGTCATTCCTTCCTCAAGGATGGCGACCTTGTTGCCATTGGAGCTTCCGCCGAATCCTGCCTCCCAGGATGACCGGATCTTCTCCGGGTCTTTCACGACGCCCGGCATCGAGAGAATCCCGGAAGGATTCGCGCCGTTCTTGAAGAAGGTCGCGCCGTATTCCTCGGTTGCCATCGCCATTCCGATGGAGTTCTTAGCCATCGCAATCGGTGAATATCCGACCAGACCGTCAAAGCCAAGTCCTGGAATATGCAGCACATCGGAAGGCGATAATCTCACCGTTCCCGTTTTCATGGTCGGCGCATCGGATGAGCTCATCTGGTATTCGTAGTAGAGCTTTCCGTTCTCGTCTCGGTCCACCCGCATGCGGTTTGCCATCAGCGGATAGAGCGCCACCACTTCACCTCTGCCGTTCCGGATGATCTGAGCGTAGGCATTGCCCCACATCAGAAGGTGCGTCATCAATGTCTCGCGGAAGATGAAGGACGTCATCTCCGGATTCGGCTCATCATGAAGAAGCCGGTACAGCGGATGCTCGGTGGCTTTCTTCTTGCTGCCGTCTTCGTTATACACATAGGTGTGAAGCGGCAGCGATGCGATGGCTTCCGACAGAACTCTCACGCAGGCATAGACGGCTGAGATCTGCATGGCCGACTGCTCCGTCACGGCCTTCCCGGTCGATGAATAACCGTAGTAGTACCGGTATCCGGAGCCGTTCGTAGAGTCCTTCGGCTTGTCTCTCGATCGGAAGATTTTAGAAAAGATGCTCATATATTCCTCCCGAAAAATGGCATAAGAAAAGCACCTATCCGAAGATAGATGCCTTTCAAAAGCCTTTATGTATTATCTATTATTTCTGAAAAATAAGCTCGATTTCCAGAAGTTTCCCGCTCGGTCCGGATTTTACGGGAACATATCCCGCATAAGAAAATCCCTTCTCACCGTACTCGCGGATTACATCCCGGTATCCAGTAAGCTCTGCGGTTGTTGCCGGATTATTTTTCATTTCCAGTTTTACAAATTCTGTTGTCATTGCTGTTCCTCCATATCTATGTAGTCATTGATTCCATCGCACTTAACAACAGCAATTCCCTGTCTCTTGTCTCCAAGAAGGAGCATCCTGTCACCCGGCAAAATATTCATCAGCTGTTTGGCTTTTTCGGGCAGCGGAATGGCACCATTCTCGGCCACTTTTACAATTCCGAACATGTACTGACCTTTGTCATTTGGCTCATTATCCATCAGCTGAATCGGTTCTTTTACCAAAGCATCCAGAGACACCTTAAACAGAGCAGATAATTTTACACAGTTTTCTATATCAGGATATGTCTCACCGGTTTCCCACTTTGCAATGGTCTGGCGTGAGACTCCTACAATTTCCGCCACGTCCTCAAGAGTGTAATTGCTGTTGCTGCGAAGCATTCGAAGGTTTGAACTTATCATTATGGCCATAGTTTTTTCCTCCTTCTGAAAACAAGTATACAGATGAAAAAGCATGACCTCAACCAATGGATCTTAACCAAAATTGTTAAGTTCCATTACATCGCAGGAACATCCATGAATGAAATTACATGGTAGTGCGCCATGACTCCGCATTGCTATAAAAATAAGATGCCTCTCGTGTCGTACACGGAAGCGCCATTGTCGTTGCCGCAGCGGATCGCACGGTCGAGCGCCATAATCGTCGCAACGGCACCGTCGATCTTCTCTGTGGACTTCTCCTTATCCGCCTTGATATTTCCAGCCGGGTCCCTTCGGATGTAGATGTTGTCCATCATCCAGCGGAGCACCGGATGCCCGCCGTGCGCGATCCGCTTTTCCAGCGTAAGCTTCATGAGTTCCTTGGTGGGCGGGCTCATGTCCTTAAACCCCTGGCCAAACGGCACTACGGTAAAGCCCATGCCCTCCAGGTTCTGCACCATCTGAACAGCACCCCACCGGTCGAAGGCAATCTCCCGGATGTTGAAGCGTTCGCCCAGGTTCTCGATAAATTTCTCTATGAATCCGTAGTGGATGACATTGCCTTCTGTGGTCTGAAGATACCCCTGCTTCTCCCAGACATCATACGGCACGTGGTCGCGCCTGACCCGGAGATCAAGCGTATCCTCCGGCACCCAGAAATAGGGAAGAATGACGTACTTGTCGTTCTCATCTTCCGGCGGAAAGACCAGTACGAAAGCGGTAATATCTGTCGTGCTGGAAAGGTCGAGCCCGCCATAGCATACGCGTCCTTCGAGGTCATCCTCATTCACCGGAAAGGCACAGGCATCCCACTTGTCCATCGGCATCCAGCGAACCGCCTGTTTCACCCATTGATTGAGTCTCAGCTGCCGGAAGGAATTCTCTTCGCCCGGATTCTGCTTGGCAGACTCGCAGGCCGCTTCGACCTTGTCAATTCCTACCGTGATGCCAAGGGACGGATTGGCCTTCTTCCAGACTTCCGGATCTGTCCAGTCGTCCGATTCATCTGCTCCGTAGATCACTGGATAGAAGGTCGGATCAATCTTTCTTCCTTCCAGGATGTCCTTCGCTTTCTGATGCGTCTCATAGCAGATGGAATTTGTGTCTGTTCCGGCTGTCGTGATTAGAAAATACAGCGGCTGCATCCTGGCATCACCGGAGCCCTTTGTCATGACATCAAAGAGCTTCCGGTTCGGCTGCGTGTGCAGCTCGTCAAACACAACGCCATGGATATTGAAGCCGTGCTTCGAATATGCCTCCGCCGAGAGCACCTGGTAGAAGCTGTTCGTCGGTGCATAAATGATTCGCTTCTGGGATGTAAGAATCTTCACGCGCCGGTTTAATGCCGGGCACATCCGAACCATGTCCGCTGCCACATCAAAGACAATCGCCGCCTGCTGCCTGTCCGCAGCACAGCCATAGACCTCGGCACGTTCCTCACCGTCCCCGCAGCAAAGCAGCAGCGCCACTGCGGCGGCAAGTTCTGACTTTCCCATCTTCTTAGGGATCTCGATATAGGCTGTGTTGAACTGCCGGTAGCCATTCGGCTTCAAGATGCCGAACAGATCCCGGATGATGCGCTCCTGCCAGTCGATCAGCTCGAACGGCTTTCCTGCCCAGGTTCCTTTCGTATGGCAGAGCTGCTCGATGAAGAGCACAGCGAAATCCGCCATCTCCTTGCTGTAATGAGACGTCTGTGCCATGAAACGAGTCGGCTTATAGTCTTTCAGTTTTCTCATTGCCACAGTTGGTGCCTCCTTTCCGGGCAAAATAAAAGACCGCTGGTCTTCTGACTGCGATCCTCGTGGTTTCTATATGAAGTACGAGAGCAAGAGCCGCTCCCGGCTCCGCTTTCGGAATATTCTTATTCAGGCTTAGTTGTACTTTTTCAGAAGAACCGCGTAGGCAAGCTGGCTTGTCTCGTCCTCCGGTTCCATGTCCCAGCCCCGGTCATAGTTGAATGTGACCTTGCCGTCAATCCGAAGCTCCATCTTGGAAATGCGTCCGCCGTCGATTCCGTATTCTTCGGAAGGCTCCTCGTAGTGCTTCACGCAGTATTTTACGTTTGTTCCGTTGATCAGAAGTGTTCCTTTTTCCCACATTTTCTTGTCCTCCGTCTGCTTTGTTTTTTCTTTCGGTGTGTACATATATCACTCTAAGCGCCTGCAATAGCAAGTCGTTTCCGGGAAATATATGTGACAATCTTCCGGGCGTTTTCGGCGGATCGGATTGTGTGATTCTGCCAATCGGTCAGGCGTCCTTGACGGTCATCTTGAAGGCCGGGATCAGAGCGTGCTCGCTGCTTCCGAAGTGGGTGTAGCGCTCCCTTACTTTAACGATCCCGTCCAGCGTGCAGCCAAGCTCCTCGAAGCGGGCGATGGTTTCGATCAGGCTTGAAAAAGTGGAGCTGATCGTGAATTCCTTGATTCCGAGCTTCCTGCAGTCGGCGAGAATCGTCTCGATGTCGTTATCCCAGATGACTTCGGCGAAGTTCGGCAGGTCGTTTCCTGCTTCCTTGCTGTAAAGGTATGCCTGGCCGAGTGTCCAGTGGCATCCGATCTCTTCCCATTTCATTCCTGGCTTTGCGTTTTCAATGGCTTCAACTGTGTACTTCATGTTTGTTTCCTCCTTGGCTTGTTCTCTTTTGGTATGTACATATATCACTCTGAAGCATTCTAATAGCAAGTTATTTATTGAAATATATGTGACTATTTCAGAAGAGATTTTCGCGCATGAAGTGTGCAGCTTATGCTTCTCCGGTCATGATGAATTTCACGTATTCCTGCTTATGATCCTCTAGAAAAAGCACCAGCTCGTAGAAGTCCCGGTCGAAGGCCAGCCGCTGCACCATCGGAACATCAAACATGTTCGTAAGTCCGGTATCGCGGATTGCAAGAATCTGATCTCTTACTTTTTCATCCATCTCAGTCCGCCGCCTTTCTTACGACATCGACGCCATAGATCACATTGAGTCCGGAACCATTATCCCAGTTCACCATAAGACTTCCAGTATCATCAACGCCGAC